CCTCCTCCTTGGCTGTGTCCTTCATCGTCTCGCCGACCGACCGGTTCGGCATCTTCACGAGCGCAGTCGGCGGGATGCTGAAGGCGAAGCAGATGATGCGGGCGAGCCACTCGTCGTACTCGTCCTTGATGACCCCGGCGCGCGGAAACATGATGTCGTCCAGCTTCGGGATGAAGGTCATGCGACGCTTCTGCCCGAGGTTGCCGGCCAGCATGCCGTCGAACCACGTCTGGAAGTCGCCGATCATCTTGGCCGTCCACGTGTCCGGCACCTGCGCCAAGGCCTCCGGGATGTTGCCCTGCGTGTAGATGTCCAGCTGCGACAGCTGCCGGCGGATGGCGATGTTGACGGTCATCATCACCTGCTCGACCGGGCTGTAGCCGTAGACGCGGTTCACGCGCGGGTTGCGCATGACGTAGACCAGGTCATCGGTCGATAGGTCGTTCGCCGGGATGCCGTGCAGGATTTGCTGGTACGCCACTGAGGGCGGAATGGGCGTTCGGCCGCCGTCGTCCAGCACGCGCTTGATCGACGCGCCGTCGAGAACCTCCAGCGCGTACAGACTGCCTCCGCGGTCTGCCCGCGGGTAGAAGGCCATCGCGTCGATGACGAACAGTTCCTCAAGCGTGCGGCGCAGCCACTGCGGCCAGAGCAACTCCTTGTCCGGCCGCTCCAGGAAGTCCGAGACGGCGCTGATTTCCTTCGCCATCGCCCCTTTGGCCGCGTTCGGGTCTTTCGGGACAATCTCCCACTCGAAGCCCTCGATCTGGTCCTTGCGCGTCTCGATCACCAGGCGCAGCAGGTCATAGCCGTCCGCGAAGGTGCGGAGCATGCCGAAACTGACCTGCTCCTCGGCCCGCGGCGTGATCCGCAGGTTGTAGCCGACCGGGTACTGGAACTGCCGGCCCTCGGTCTGATCCTGCGCGACAGGTGCAATCGGCTGCGACGGGCCGAACCACGACACCGGCGTGACGCCCGCTACGAAGTAGGACAGGCCCTGGCTGATGCGCTGGATGACGCCGGGCGCGACGTCTGCGCCCATCTGCTCCCGATCAGCCATTGCGGGCGGCCCTCACTTGGGTTCGATGGGCTCGCATTGTTTCACGTGAAGCGGCGGGGGGCAATTTTCCGGCGTTGCGCCGTCGCCCCCCTGATCGTCCTTACTCGATCATCTGCACGTTGTTGACGCTGTAGGTGTGGTTCGCGCCTTGCTCGTGCCAACTGCCGTTCGCGTTGATCTGCAGGCCGTAGGCGCGGCCCGCGTAGTCGTAGACGCGCACGCGGTCGACCTCCTCACACAGCTTGTCGGCCATCCACGGGGGCACGCCGCTGTGCTCGTTTGCGCCCTCCTTAGTTTGCTGGGCGCGTATCGCGTCCTTCAGTTTGGCCTTGTCGCGGCCGATCACGCTGATGCTGTAGCTCATGGTATGTGTCCTTCGTTGGAGCCCCCAGGCACTGGTGCGGTTGCCCGGTTCCCGCCTTACGCTGTGGTGGCTTCGCTCGTTTTCTTCTGCCCCAGCGCGACATGCATTCGTGACGCCGCCGCGGAAGGTCTAGTTCCGCGCCCACGGGCCAGTTGCCCGGACTCTGCCTTGCCCGACTTGACGGCCGATTACATCGGGCTTTCTAAGCTAGCGGCGTCGGCGCAATTATGCCGCTGGCGGCACGACGTGACTGCCCATCACGATCGGCGGCGGCCTGGCGCCGTTTGCCTTCTGCAGCGCCTCGTACTGCTGCTGCATCAGCTGCTGCAGCCCGGTCTGTTTGAAGCGCTCCCGAATCCAGTTGATCGCCTGCGTCATGGCGTCGACCTCGTCGTCATCGCCGCCCTCGGCGCCGGTGAAGCTGCTGCTGGCTGTCAGGAAAACCTCGACTTCCGGGTCCTCCGTCGGGTCCGGCAGCACGATGTCCTGCGCCTCCTGCTCCGGCTGCATCGCAAAGGCGCGCGCCGCCTTGCCGCCCTGCGGGTCGATGCCGATCACCCCCGGCACCGTGCCGGCCAGCGTGTTGATGACCGCCGGCCCGTTGGCCTTATCCTCAATCAGCACCGCGATGCACTGAAGCTCGAACAGCGCGTGCATCGTGCGCACGGAGTCGCAGGTGCCGGTGAAGGACAGGCGCTCCTTGACCCGCCGCAGCAGCACCTTCCGACTGTGCGACAGGCTGAAGCCCCAGGCGTGGATCGCCACATGGTCGTTCGTGATGCCGTCCTTGAAGGTGCAGTCCACCGAAAGCACGACGTAGTCGATCTGCGGCAGCGTCGCCTTCGTCCAGTAGCGGTAATTGCTGCGGGCGAAGATGATGCCGCCGCGCGACACCGGCCGCTGCTGCAGTTGGGCAAGTCGGTGGTACTCGCCGAGGTTCTTTTCGATGTCCCGCATTTCCGGCTCGCCGATCCGCTGCGGCTGGATCAGTTCGCGCTCGCGCTTCCGCGGGTCGACCCACCCGATCGTCGTCGGCGGCCTGCGGTGCTCGTGCTCGTACCGGGCGGGGATCACGAGGAACTCCCAGCCCGTCTCGTTCTTCATCACGTAGCCGCTGGTGTCGTTCTCCGACAGCCGCTGCTGCGCTAGCACGATCGTGTCGTTCTTCGGGTCGTTCACGCGGGTGCTGAACGTGCCCTTCCACCACTCGACGCTGTTGGCGACAGCGGTCGGGCTGTTCATCTGCTCCGGGTTGACCGGGTCATCGACGATGCGCCGGTTGCCGCCATAGCCGGTGATGCCGCCCTCGACCCCGACCGGCCGCCGATAGCCGCCGCGGCTGTTCGCGTACATTTCGCGCGCATTCTGGTCAGCCAGCAGCCGGAAGCGGCTGCCATAGGCGTCCTGATACGCCTTCGACTGGATGATGCGACGCGCATTGACCGCGTCACGCACGGCCAGCACGCTGATGTACGAGGCCGTCAGGTAGGTCAGGTGCGCGTCCTCGATCCAGTCCCATGCCGGGAACGCCTGCGAGAACACCGACGACTTCAGGTGCCGGCCCGGCATGTTGACGCCCAGCTTGCGAATCTGCCCGCGCTTTAGCGCCTCCAGGTGCTCGCACATGGCGTCGATGTGCCAGCCGTCGATGAAGGCGACGCCTGGATAGAGGACCGGCCACGCGAAGTGCTGCAGGAAGTACTTGAACCGGCGCATGCCGCGCTCGGCCTGGATCGCCAGCAGCGTCGGCAGCCGGACCGGTTCAGCGACGGCTGACACGTGCGATCACGGCATCGACACTGCGCACCGGGTCGATCAGCGCCAGCCGGCGATCCGGGAACAGGTGGATGCGCGCGGCCTGGTGCACGACGATTTCGGGCCCCTGGGGGGACCACTGAAACTGCGCCCACTTGGCCGACTCGCTGTCCATCCAGATCACATCGGTCGGCACGCAGCAGCGCCGGACGTGCCAGACGTCCCACGTCGGGGTGGCGTCGGAAGGGTAAACGCGCATCAGTGCACCTGTGGCGGCAGCAGCGGCACGCCCTGCATCTTGCTCCGCAGCTGCTCCAGCTGGGCGAGTTCGTCGTCGTTCAGGTTCGACAGGTCGAACTCGTGCGTCACGGTGCCGATCTGCTTGCTGATTTCGGTCGTGTCGCCCATCGCCAGCCGGCCGCTGACGTGCGCCAGCCTGGCAGTCGTCGCCAGCCGGGCCAGCGTCTGCGGGTGCAGCGGCTTCTTCGCCTGCGCCGACAGCGCTAGGTGCGCCCGGACCTGCGTGATGAGGGCATCGAACGCCTGCAGCGCCTTGCTGTCGAACTCGGCTGCCTTCGCCGCCAGCAGGTCGACCCGCTTCTCCTGCCGCGCCTGCGCCAGCTTCTGCCGGTATAGCTCGCGCTCGTCCGCCCACTTCTCGGCCGCGGCCCGCCGCTCGACGCTGGCCAGGTCGTACCGCCGCCCGACCTCCATCAGCGTCGGCCACTCGTGCGTGCCGTCGGCGTCGATCATGCCGTGCACGTACAGGTGCTTCGCCTCCCCCCAGTCCTTCGGCGGGCGCCCGCGCCGCGGCTTCCCGTCGGCGGGGGTTTCTGCGGAATTTTGCACGTCGGCTGACATAACTGCCATTCTGCACAAAGTGACGCGCCACGTCACGCATGACAAGGCTGGGCACGTGGGGCTGACAAAATCCGTCAGCCAAGCGTCTGTTTAGACCCTAATTGGGGTGTTCTTGGGGTGTTTTTGCCTGGCACGGTTCCCGCTATATCTTGGGCATGAGCAAGCACACCACCGTGATCGACATCGACGACAGCGACTACAGGCGCAGTCACATGACCAGCCCGCGGGGCCGCGGCTCGTGGGCCTTCCAGATCGGCGGCAGCAGCCTGCCGATGATCTGGACGCCGTCGATGACCTACGCTGACGCGAAGGTCTGGGCGAAGGCGGCCGTGCGGCAGATGATCGCCGCAGGCGCGATCCCGGCCAGCGTCTCCTACATCGACCTGAGGACGCAGCCATGAGCAAGCAGACGAGCCCGCTGAAGCGCGCCATGCAGCTGTACCGGGCCTACAAGACCACCACGCCGGAGTACCAGGCGCTGGCGCGTCAGCTGGGCTACGAGTCCAGCGGCGACTTGAACGCGCGCTTCTCGCGCGAACTCAGCCAGCGCGCCTTCGGGCCCTGGACCAAGTAACAACCGGATGGCGCCGTGATCCGCTCCGT